CTGTCATATTATTTTGTTTTGTAAAATCTGCCAAGAATATTGGCATTTAAATAATTTTCTTTCTCAAGCACCTCATATTTAAACTGGTGCTTTACTTCTTGATAAGTTAATTCTGTAGCAGAATAACAAATCAACAAGATCTCTCTTTTAATAATTAATCCTGCTTTGTGAGCTTCTTTTAATTGTTGATTACTACTATAGTAATTTTCAAAATTAGCTTTTTGTTCTTTGGTATATTTCTTTAATCTTTTATCAGTAACTAATGCTAAAGCTTTTTTACCAAGTTTCTTTTTTACATTTGAAAAGAAATTCTTCTTACCAATATAGGCATAAGTATTTCCATTTAATATCACTGACATGTGATAGATAAATCCAATACCATTTTCTGGTATATTTATTTCAGTAAACTTTTTACCTTGGTAAATCCAACTCATAATGCTTGTTTTAGTAAAGGTAATAATATATCTCTAACTTTATCAATACCATGTTTTGCTACTGAATCAGATAAATCTTTTTCCATAGGAAGAACAACATAACTAAAATTATATTTATGTTTATATCTTTCAGCAGCTTTTATTCCTGGTTCATCATTATCAAACAATACAATTATAGATTTATAACTTTTACTAAGTTTACTAATTATAGTTTCTGGAATCATAGTATTTTCACTGTCTGGTGCTATAGATTCTGCATTAACTATTTTGAGTTTTTGAAATACCATAAGATCTTTTAAAGAAGAAGTTATAATTAAATAATCTTTTTCATAACTTATTTGATCAAGACCTTGTACATAATTTTGTACTTTAATGAATTTTTTATCAGAATTTTTTGGCATATAAACTTTATACAAAGAACCATCATTTCTAAAATAACCATAAGTATATGGTCTTTCAAATTTAAATAAAAGTATATTACCATCTATATCTTTTTTTTTCATTGTAAAATACTGCAATGGTGATACATTATAATGCTCAAGTAATTTAGAACCAATTTTAAATCTTGTCCAATATTGTTGATCTATTGTATTCCAATGTCTTATTTCATGGTCAACTACTTTAAATTTATCATGAATTTTAAACTCTCTTTTTTCAAAAAAAGTATTATTAGCAAGAAAGTCTTCATAATCAGAAAGTATTTTATTTACTGCATTAGCTCTAGTTGGCATATTATATAATGCTTTAACTAATTCTATACTATCTCCTTGAATACCAGATGAAAAATCTTTAAACTTATAGTATCCTGAAATTGTATCTGTATAAATACACATTGAAGGTACTTTATCTTTTGAATTAAAAGCAGATAATATTTTAACATCTTGTCCTGTGAGTTTTTCTTTTAAGTTAAGATAATTTTCAAAAACCCATTCTCTTGGTACATCACTTAAATCTGAAATTATGTGTTTAGTTGAAATCATAATATAAATTTTAACAATAAAAAAGAGGAACCATTTCTGATTCCTCTTATAACTAAATTTTAATTAGTCTAAATTGAAATCAGAACTTGATTTTGTAGTTGTAGAAAAATCATCATCATCACCAAATTTCTTTACTTCAGTAACTTCTAGTTTTTTAAGATATTTTGCTTCATCATAAACTAAAACTTTACCTTCTTCAATTTCACCATAAGCATATTTACCTTTTTCTGATTTAGCTAAATACATATCATAATTAATATAACCAGACTTGTTTAAATATTCTTTACCAGCTACACAAAATTCTAAATACTTATCTTGAAAAAGACCTGCTTTGTTAAAAGCATTTACAAAATCTTCAATAGTACTATGTTTATCATTTTCTCCTACAAACCATTCATTAAAACCAAGAGTTTTAGATAAATTTTGTAAGAAAATTAATATTGACCTATCTCTTTGAATTTTAATTCCAGATTTAGTTTCACCATCTGCAAATGCATATTGACTAGCTTTTACTCTACCAATTTGACCTTCATAATGTCCTTTTGATTCATCATCTTTATCAATCATAAATCCTTCAAAACCTGCAATAGGTTCTGTTTCAACATGTAATATTAAATGATATGCACCTTCAATAAATCTAAAATCTTCTAATTCAAGACTATTAATTTTTAATACATGATTACCTGGTGCAATTGTTTTTGCTCCTCCTGAGCCTGTGCCCAAGTCTGTTGTACTTAATCCCATTTTTATTTTTTTTTATTTGTTACACATATATTTTATCCCAGTGAAAAATAATTTCACCTTTGTCATTCATTTCAGAAATTACTATTTCTTCATTTCTTAGGTGTTCTGGTCGTGCACCACACGTAACTTCTTCATTAGTTTTAAAAGACAAAATTGTTTTATTACCCTTTCTAAACATATATCCTATTGCATCAGCATTAGCACATATTAAGGATTTAATTTTACCAGTTAAATCTATGTTAGCAGCCATTACCATTTCTCCTTTATCATCTACCTGTTTGTCTTTGATATGACCAGATAAAATAATATGGGGTGCTAAGGTATCAATTAAATCTAAAATTTGAAAAAAAGCTTTTCTTAAATATAAATATCCTGCACCATTAGGTAAACTTAATACATTGTCTCCATCATAGTTTTTACCCATAGATGTTTCTTTGTATAATTTTATTGCCAAAGGCATTACCATATCTTCTAATGCAGTTACTGTATCTATAGTAAGATACTTATATGGCTTATTTGCTTCTTCAATTGCTTTAGCAGCATCTAGAAGTTCCTTAAGACTTGAAATTTTAATTTTCATAGCCTCTACATAATCAGAACCATTTTCTAAATCCATTAATAAATTATCTTCTAGGCCAGAAAAAGCAGTTGTTTTTCCTGTTTTAGGTTTAGAATAAATAATTAATCTTTTAGGATTAAATCTTGTTGGTTTTTCTTTTTTTGTTGGAAGTACTATACTCATCTTACTTTAGTTTTTGTGCTAATTTTTCAAAATCTGTTGCAATTCTTAATAAAATATCAGAAGCTGATTCATTATTATTTTCTAAATTAATTTCTACTGTAGTTGGAAATTGTTGTTCAAAGTCAGGAAATAAACTTAGACTTTTTTGTAATTTAGGAAGACCATCCTCTTCTATTTTTAATTTGGTATCAACATCAGATTTTCTTTTTTCATAACGCATATATGTTATCTCTGTACCATCTTTAAGAACAGCTGATATCTCAGAAACTGGAACAGTATAGGTAGAATAACTTTCACCTTTTCCATTTGTAGTTTCTCTTACCTCATATTCTTCATAAAAAAACGGATTATTTTTAAACTTAAATAATTGTCTATCACTATTCATTGGTACTACATCTACATCTATGCCTTGACTGTCTTTTACATTATCATAGAACTCTATGTAAATGTCTTCATTCTTTTTTAACTCCCATTCAAAAAACTGAACATGTCTTCCATATTTTCCTTTTTGAAAGAATGCAGTTTTTATGGTAAAGAAAGGTTCATCAATTTTAAGATTTTTAAAAGTTTCTAAGTGTTTAAGATAGAAATCTTTTTCTTTTTCTTTTCTAATACTCATTTGTTTGTTTTTAAATTGCTATTTTTTTTGTTGCTTGGGGTGGTGTGTCTATTTCAACAATTCTCATAGTACTTCTATCAAGTTTAAAAAAACTTATTCTAGTTGTACCATTTCTAGACTTTAAGAAATGAAAGATTAACATGTCCTCATCATTTATAATAAATCTTTCAGGTCCATACTGTCTAATTTTTCTAATTGAAGGTTTGTTAATTCCCATAACTACATCTGCATGTTGCAATAGGGCATCTGACCCATATATATCAGAATCTAATACATAATTTCCATATTCACCATCTCTCTGTCTATCAGGAGAATCAATATTTCTATTAAGTTGGCTTAATACTACAAAAGCAATTGGATATTTCTTTTTCATAATGGTGAGAGCCTCACCTAAGCTATTTAACATCTCAAATTTATCTCTTTGTCCTCTGCCAACTCTAAATAGTGCTGAATGGTCTATAGTAATCAACATGTTTGTAAATTCTCCATCTTCTTTCCTCTGTTTTTCCATTTCATAATGAATGGTAGCACACATTTCATCAACGGTACATGAATCATAAACTACATTTATAAAGTCTTTATCAATAGACTTTTCATAATATTCAACACATTTATAGAATACTTTCTCATCTACAGGATTGCCACCCTTGCTCATTAATGTATTGTAATCAGAACCTGTATTCAGACTTAATTTTCTTATTCCATTGGTTTCATCAACCATTTCCATCTGGAACTTTAAAACTCTAAATTCTTGGTCAGTGTTGTGTTCTATAATATCACTAATCAACTGTTCCATAAATAAAGTTTTTCCTGTTCCCGGTCTAGCACCTACTATAGTGATAGTTCTCCATTCTAATCCATCACAAAAAGCATCATTAAATTTAGGCCATGCACTCCTAAGAGATTTAACATCTCCTTTTCTTCTTGCCTTAATTTTGATGATAGCTTTTCTTAAAGCATCTCTCTCACTTACAGGCATTAAAGGCCTGGCACCATTAAATAATTCTGCCATAAAATCTAAGTATTATGTATTTTTGCTTTGTTATACATAGCATGTAGAATGCTAATAATTATCTCAATTAAAATATATTGTCCAATTGTAACATGAACAATAAAAGTATTAACTATAAAATAAGCTATAATACTCCCCAAAATTGCCAACACACTTAACTTTATAGTTTTATTCCATTTCATTATACTATCCTTTCTTTAAAATATACATCAGGTTCATCAAACCCATTATTAAGCAATTCACAATATGTTGCTAAATCAGACTCAAAGGATTTATCTATGTTTTGTTTTCTTATAAAATACTGAGAAGTTCTCATGAATTCATAATTCCTTATACTGTAGTCATCAACATACTTTTCAGTAGCTTTGATTATTGTTTCCCAATCATAACTGTAATTTTCAAAAAACCATTTAAAACTGGTTTCTAAATTTTTAGAAGTTGTTCTTGCATATTTTCCAGAAGATAGTTTCCTATTAGGAAATAATTCAATATATTCTTGGATTCTGTCAATAAACTTTGTTCCTAATAAATCTTGTAATGTTTTTGCTTTAGTCTTTTTGAAAAAACTATTTATTTCTGCCATGAATATAAGACTTTTATTAGTCAAAGTCAAATCTTCATTGAGCCAATCATACCTTTTTAATTTAGTTACTTGTAAACTATTATTTACAAAATTATTTGGTACAATCTTTTCTTTAATACAATGAAGAACATAATACCCATCAGGAGTAATATCTTCTTGCACAAATTTATTAAATATTTCTGTCATTACCAAATTATTTTTTTATGTACATTAATTTTATTAAACAAATCATCTGAAGCCCATTTAGAACCATTATAAGCTGCACTTGCAGGATGTTTTACAAAATATTTTATATTAGTATCATCTGTCATAGATGACCACTCTTCTGCTTTTTTACCCATATAAACATATACAAGCTCAGATTTATTTATATTCAGCCAATCTAATAAATATGTAGTAAACGGCCTCCATATATCATAATGGCTACCAATAATACCTATTTCAGTTGTCAGAGCTGTATTAAGCATAAGTACACCTTGATTTGACCATCTTTTAAGATTCAGGTCTTCACTTATAACTTCATTATTATATACAGTTCTATCAACTTCTTGTAAGATAAATCTTAAACTAGGTTGTAATTTATTTGTATTACTACAACTAAATGATATACCATCAGCAACTCCTAATTGAGGATAAGGATCTTGTCCTATTATAACAACTTGAAGATTATCATAAGGACATTCTTCAAATGCTCTAAATACTTGTTTTAATGGTGGTGTAAATTTTTTATCATCATTGCTTAATTCCCATAATTTTGTTATTATATCATCAAAATCAGAACTAAAAACAAATGATCTGAAAACTTTATCCCAACCATTAATTGCAAATTTATTAAATAATTTTTGTTTTATTTCTTGTAAATCCATTTTTTTATTATATTTGTTAAAATATTTTGCTATGCCTATTAAATTAAAAGAAATGTCTGATGATGCTATTGTATCAATTAAAGTAAATAAGAATTATTATGAGATGGTCAAAGGTTTATCATTCTATTTATTTACTTTAATTACAGTAGATGATAAACATATTTATTTAAAAGAAATAATTGATAAGAAACCTGAAGAATTAGATGATCTACAAAGAGCATTTTATACAGTTACTCTTTTAATTGCTGAAATTGAACAACAAGCCAAAGCTAATAATTTAATTGTTGATAAAGAAGTTCTTCAACCAGGAGATGAAGGTTATGTAAATCCTTTAGAACCAACTACTCAAGATTAATATTATATATTTTTCCAATTTCTATACAAGCCTGTATAGTTAACATTATCTCATCTTTAGAACAATCTGCAAAAGATTTACATATTGTTTCTTCACCTGTACTATAACATAGTCCTGATTGTTCTTTTACTAAAGTTTTCATTTCTTCAAATGTATAACCAGATTCTTTAGCTAATTCTCTTATACATGCATATACTTTTGCAAGTTGTGCAACACTTTTATTACTTGTTGCTAAACCTATAAATATTTCTATTTCCTGGCCTTCAGGAAGTTTATCTAGAAATAATTTATAATTTAATTTTGATTTATCATCTAGATAAACTAACTTTCCACTTTCTTTTATTAATTTTGATGTAAACATAGTTGTTTTTTTTATTAAATGTAGTGATTATATGTCAATTGTAAAACAAGCAAGTGCTAAAAAAAGTAATACAAATATTATTTTTGAATATCTTGAAAAGTTTCCTAATGCACCCTCTAAAACTTTAGCAAGAAAAGTATATTCTGAACAATCTGCATTTTTTGAAACATTTGAGCATGTTTATTCTAGAATAAGATATTATCGTGGACAAAAAGGTTCAGCTTTAAGAAAAAATTTAAGTAATAAAAACTCTAAATACATACAAGAATTAAAATCTACATTTATGTCAAATAAATTACAATTACCTGAATCACATACAAAAGTAAGAAATTCATTTACATTTCCAACTGGTTGCAAAAAACTAGGAGTATTTGGAGATGTCCATATACCTTATCATGATAATACTGCTTTAGAAGTAATGTTTAAAAAGTTTGAAGAAGAAAAAGTAGACTCTATATTTATTAATGGAGACTTATTAGACTTTTACCAACTATCTTTTCATGAGAAAGATCCAAGAGAAGTTCATTTTAAGGGTGAGATAGAAGCAGGAAAAGAATTTCTTGCATATATCAGAAACAGATTCCCGGATATTCCTATTTACTACATTACAGGTAATCATGAAAATAGATTTGAAAGATACTTAAGAATAAAAGCATCTGAACTATTAGACATAGATGAATGTAGACTAGATGTAATACTACATGTTGCAGAATACAGAATAGAATACTTACCTTTTAGAAGCAAAGTAGTATTTGGTGATTATACTATTGAGCACGGTGATAAAATACCAGGTGCTGGTGGTGTAGTACCTGCTAGAACACTTCTAATGAGACTTAAGTCTAATTCTATAGTAAATCACTTCCATAAGTCTAGTGAGAGCTCACAAAGAATATATGGTGTAGGAGAACCTACAAACATTAGAGCCTATAGTTTAGGTTGTATGTGTGACTTAGCTCCGGAATATATGGAAATTAATGAATGGAATCATGGTTTCTGTATAATGAGTAAAATTAAAGACAAAGTATCAGTATCTAATTATAAAATAGAAGGTAATACACTAATTTAATGTTTCTACCAATAACTCTCAAAGATAAAGATGGTTCTTATATTGAGCATTTAAATGTAACTCACATAACTAGAACTGCATTTATTAATGCCATGAACCCAGATGCGGGAACTAAAATATATTTAAGAACCGGAGAAGTATTATCTACTATGGTTCCTATGGATATATTACAACAAGAAATTGATGAGTGTTGGAAATCAGCTTCTGCAATGATCATATTTAACATCATTGCAGAAAAAACAAGAGTTCTCTCTGCAAATGAGGAACCTGATATTATTGATGATTATATTGAGAAATCCTCTTCAACTCAATAATACTTTCTTTTGTAGGAAATAAGGCTGCTGGCCAATCCCAATTCTTAACTTTCCAGTTATCATCTATAGTTTCATCACTGTCTGTGGAAACTAAATGTAATCCAGGCATTATTAATAATTCATAATAATAGTATTCTCTTTCATTATCACTTTCTTTAGTAGTAACTACTATTTTATCAAAGTTT